TTTTCATATCCAATTTGTTGATAATTAAACCAATAGTTTTTATTGGACATCTGTCTTTTGATATGCTCTTGACTTTTCATCTTGATGTAATGTTTCCTGCCAGGACCCTCCAAGGCAATATTGCTTTTCTCACTTTGACTTAGTGTTATTTTACTCATATGATCCTTCATCTGACCTAGTTTCATAAAGAATGAATCCTCTGAATCCAGCAATTTTGATTTAAATTTGACAAATTCATCCAGATCCTTCTCAGTTGTTCTTCTTGATGAATCATCAACTAATCCCTGTAGGTAAGGTAAGGGTAAGAATGATCTATATCTCATAGTGTTAGAATGCTTATCATGATAAGATTTGAGTAATCTAATAGACAACTCACAATCATCAGATTTACTAAATGATGTGTCAATATCCATGGCCTTTTTTGCAGCATGATCAATGAACTCTTTATCCTCATTAGTTATATTGGAATCAAAAACATTAAAAGTTAACATATCCTTCAACTCACTATCTGTGAAACATTTGAATTTACATCTTTCATGGTATTCAAATATGTCTGAAGTACTAATGCCTAACTTGAATTCTTTCCTCACTTCCTTAGATCTCCACAAATTCCATTGTTGGCCTAAAGGAGTTGTCTCAACTGAGTGAATTAGTCTACTAATTTTTGATACAACCATATAGATCTCAGTTGAGATTTCTTCAGACAAATTGTGATCCTTAATCAATTCAATAATGCCAGGCTCACTCATATTTGATCCTACCACTATGATCTCCAGATCAACTGTGAACCCACTTTTCCTCATGATATCAATCATTAAAGCATATTTGGTTATTTTTTCTCTCTTGGCTAATCTATTTCCTGAAACAGTTATTTCTGTGATTTTGATATTATTACCTTCAATAATTATTATATCAGGTGATTGTTTTTTAATTAAATCCCAATTTTTATTAGAGTGTAGTCGAGATAATTCTTGAATTGTGAATAATTGTTTCTCACCAAACTCAATTCCTCTGGATTTGCATACACACCAGTGAACAAAATCATGTCTAATTCTGAATATGGAATCATATTTCTCAAATGAGTCAATAAAATGCACCTCAGGATTCTCACTCAATACCAATCTCACAAATGACGAATCTAGTGATCTAGATTGAGAGATGATGGATTCAACTTCGGCCAAGTTCATTCTTAATTTAAAATTATATTATCA